ACGGATTTGTTTTCTCTCAACTTGCTTCTTAGGTTTCTTCTTCGGAGCCTTCGCTGGCGCCTTGGATTTCTCCTTCTTGGGCATGTTTTGAGGATCCCCACCCGATCCTCTTGAGAGCTTCCTCACACAGAGGCAAGTACGGACTCCAACGCATATCATATCTAAATGAGTGTAATGCAGTTTCAAAATCACCTGTTTTATGCAGCAACCTATAGAATGTGCGTGACCAGTTGATGGGTTCCCCCACCACTCGCTTCAAACGCTCGTTATAATAGATCTTTGTGCTGCAAAATTCAAATTCATCATTTTCACACTTCTTAAACATTTTGACAGAATGCCCTAGAGCCTCATACTTGGCGGTCTTATCGCAGTCGCAATCTTCAATGCTGTCATCACCCATCGCTATAATCTCATCGGAACCGACCAAAGTCCCTAACATTACACGGATGCGTGAGTTACCAGCACTGGTATTGTTACTACCAGAACACCGTTTCCCTGCATGAGTCTGAGCTATTAGAGTACCATCGGATAGCATAAAGACCGAATTCAACTCGCACCAAGTCCGGTTCCTAAGCATACGATGATACGTTGTGCCTACCATGCCCGCTAACCAAGCGCGGGCATCCGCCTCCAGGAGCATTTCCCAGGGCTGCAGACTCCAATCCCAGCCAGATATGTCTGCTTCATGAGGGTTGTTCCAGTTAATAACATTGTTATAGATTGTTTCAAGACCTTCATCGTGCAGACCCATACCCGGCTTGGACGGAATCTTAGCCCAGTTACCAATTTCAGCCTTATTCTGATTCTGGTATAGGAATCGCTCCACCAACTGATCAGCCAACGACACACTAGATATGATCCGCAGTCGACCTTGCTCTACTTTAATAGGAGGGTGTGGCTCGTTCTTGACAAACACACGAACTACGTCGGTGGCACCTCGCTCAACCAAATCTAATCCAACACAAAGTGTCAGGTCAGAGGCCATCAAGATCAACAAGCGTTGCCACACCACTTCCCGGAGATGATCCGAGAATTTCGCAATGGCTTCGCCGTTGGTCCTG